CTAGTCCTAACTCTGCTTTCAATGAAATGGGTTTCACCATTGAGAAAGCAACTGTATCAGCAAAAACACGTGCATTGAAAGCAGAATATTCGCTTGAACTCGCACAGGATCTGAAAGCAATCCACGGCCTAGACGCTGAAAGCGAACTGGCTAACATTCTTTCAACTGAAATCCTTGCTGAAATCAACCGGGAAGTAATCCGTACTATCAACAGCCAAGCTAAAACTGGTGCTGCTACTTCTCAGACAGCTGTCAATGGTATCTTCTCGTTGAAAGACGATGCTGATGGTCGTTGGAGTGTTGAAAAGTTCAAAGGTCTGATGGTTCAGATCGAACGTGAAGCCAACACAATTGCAAAAGAAACTCGTAGAGGTCGTGGTAACTTCATCATTACTTCTTCTGATGTTGCTTCCTGCTTGTCTGCTACTGGAATGTTGGACTATGCTCCAGCTCTGAAAGATAGTCTGACAGTCGATGATACTGGCAATACTTTTGCTGGTGTTCTTAATGGTCGCACCAAAGTTTATATTGATCCATATGCACAAGTGGATTATGTAAACGTTGGCTATAAAGGTACCAATGCTTATGATGCAGGTCTCTTCTATTGCCCATACGTACCGCTGACCATGGTCCGCGCCGTTGGTGAGAATGACTTCCAGCCACGTATCGGGTTCAAAACTCGTTATGGCATGGTGTCAAACCCATTTGTTGGACCCAATCCAGCAAACGGTCTTGCTGCTGTAAAAACCAACCAGTACTACAGAATCTTCCGCGTCGACCACATTCTTGACGCAGCGTAGAATTAATTAAAAATAAGGAGGGGATTAAACCCCTCCCAACTAAGCTCCACTTCGGTGGGGCTTTTTTTTATGTTTTTTTTGCTTTAAACCGCATTTAACTGTGTACATTGCTTTAGAACTGTGTTATAAAGGTATTAACAAAGGAGACTACCAAATGAAACAGATCATTTCAAACTTAGAAAATGTTTTTACCGATCTTGATAAAAAATTCACCGAAGGGCAAATCGAATGGGCCTTAGGACGGAAAGTAGCTCTTAAAGAATGGCGTATGGATAACATCCTCGGACATCATTATGGCGCAAAAGTAAATGAAGGTTACAAAAATTGGGGTAGAGATAGCTGGGGTTTCTACGAAGAAATGTTTCGGATTTGTGGTGGTAAAGGTCACTATAACACAATCACTCAAAATAACAATGCAGGAATTGCTCAGATATTTGAAAAGAATTGCAAAAGAACAATTGAAGCAAGAAATGCTAAAGTAGCTAAAAAGCTGGAAAAATTCGGTGTCACAGAAGTTAAAGACTCAAATATTTCTAAAACCTCAGATGGTTTTCACGGAGTATTTAATGTAGAAACAGACAAGGGAAACAAGCGGATTGAAATCGAAACAATCTTAGCGGGCGGATATAACATCCAATGTCTTCACCTTCGTACTCTGGTAAAAATGAAGAAATGAAAAGGATATAATTATGTGGACACTCAGGGGACAATTCAGCTCTAGACAGTTTGATGAAACTACAGGAAAACCTAGAACTGAAGGTCCTCTTGAGTGGTCTGCAATAACAGTTAACACTCAAGAAGAAGCGGAAGAGTGGTGGAAATGTAGAACTAGTACTGATTGCAAAGTAAATAGAGTTAGCACTATGTTTGATCCAAATGGTGTCGTTGTTAAAGTAGCGTTTAACTAATAAGATTAATATTTTACTAATATAATAAAGGGTCCTTTTTAGGATCCTTTTTTTCGTATAAATACTAGTAACAGGGAGTTTAACATGGCAAAATTAACATCTAATATAAATTTTCTACAAAGTAATCAATTTAAAATTATTATTGATAGAAAGCAATATGCAAATATAGAGTTCTTTGCTCAGTCTATTTCACATCCAGGTGTAGTATTTACTTCTCCTGCAATGGCATATAAACGAATTGCATCGGTTGGATTACCAGGTGATACGTTAACTCTTGATGAACTTCAATTTGAAATTATAGTAGACGAGGAAATGAATTCTTATATTGAAATGTATAATTGGATTAAACTTTTAACTGAAGATAGAAGTAATTTAACAACTGATATAATCCCAATACCAGTCGTTAGTCACGAAGCCGATATAAGTTTAATGATATTGAATAGTAGTAATCAAGTAGTAAAAACTATTCAGTACATAGATTGTGTTCCAACTGGAATAGGTAATATGCAATTTGCATCTACTACCGGAGAACCTAGTATGGTTACTTTTAATGCATCATTTAGAACGGAATATTTTAATATAAAATAGAGTATATATACAACTATATTATGGAGAATTGATTTGTTAACACTTGAAAATATACTTGAAGAATGGCAAGAAGACTGTCAAATAGATGAAAATAATTTAGATATAAGCTCGATCGAAATTGCAAAACTTCATGCAAAATATCTTGAGATGCTGTCTATTACAAAACTCAAGCTGAAAAAAACTGAGTTAAATCAAAAAATATTGTTAAAAGAAAAATGGCTTTACTATAATGGTAAGCTGACAGAAGATGAACTCATTGAAAAGGGATGGGAATTTGATCCATTCCGTGGAATGAAAATTATGAAAGGGGATATGAATCGCTATTATGATTCGGATATAGATATACAGCAGAGTGAAGAAAAGGTAATTTATTTTAAAACGACTGTAGAGACCTTAACTGAAATAGTAGATACATTACGTTGGAAGCACCAGACAATTAGTAATATTATAAAATGGAAGATGTTTCAAGCCGGTGGATAGAATTTTATTACAAAAGAAAAACGAAGCTATGTTACTTGTTGGCTGCGATAACGGAATTGCTATGGAGCTAAGTGAATTCTTTTCATTTTTTGTTCCAGGATACAAATATATGCCACTATTTCGTAATAAAGTATGGGATGGTAAAGTACGATTATTTAATCCTGCTAGCTATGAGTTGCCAGTTGGTTTGTTGTCTTATGTAAAAGAATTTGCTGAGAAGCGTGGATATACAGTTGAGTATGAAGATGGACCGTTTGGACCGCCTGAATCATTTAACAAAATTGATGCTAAAGACATTATGAGTTTTATAAAGTCTCTTAATATTCATAGTAAAGGTAAGGCTATTGAAGTGAGAGATTATCAGTTTAATGCTATTTGTGAAAGCATTAGGAAAAAACGAGCAATTTTGCTATCACCAACTGGATCTGGAAAATCATTAATAATTTATGTTTTAATGAGATGGTATATGGCAAATCATGATGATAAAGTTTTAGTTATTGTTCCTACAACATCTTTAGTACAACAGATGATGTCAGACTTTGGTGATTATTCATCTAATGATAGTGGATTTTCTGAAGAAGATTGTCATGCTATCTTTTCTGGTCAAGCTAAAATGAATATATCTGAAAACGTTTTTATTAGTACGTGGCAGTCAATTTACAAACTACCTATAACATGGTTTAGCCAATTTGGTGTTATATTTGGTGATGAAGTTCATGGATTTAAATCTAAATCTTTATCTAATATTATGAATAAGGCTAAAACAACAGTGTATCGCTTTGGTACAACTGGAACACTTGATGGAACTCAAACACATAAATTAGTACTTGAAGGATTGTTTGGAAAGGTAATGAAAGTTACCACAACTAAAGCATTACAAGATAAAGAGACCTTGGCAGCTCTTGATATCTTTATTTTAAGATTAGAACACGGCGAAGATGTAAGACAATTGATAAGCGGATCTACATATCAACAAGAAATAAATTTTATAATTGGAAACGAAAAACGAAATCATTTTATACGAAATCTTGCTCTTGATCAGAAAGGTAATTCATTAGTATTATTTCAATTTGTTGAAAAACACGGTAAAATATTATATGAATTAATACAGTCTAAGGCTGATATAAATAGAAAAGTATTCTTTGTTAGCGGAGCTACTGAAGCTACTGATAGAGAAGCTATAAGAAAAATAACAGAGAAACAAAAAGATGCGATTATCGTGGCTAGTTTAGGAACTTTTAGTACAGGGATTAATATACGTAATCTTCATAATATCATTTTTGCTAGCCCATCAAAGTCACAAATTAAAGTCCTACAAAGTATTGGACGAGGACTCAGAAAAAGCGACAATGGAGTAACTACTAAACTATATGATATATCAGACGATATACAACATAAATCGAAGAAAAATTATACGCTGTTACATTCCGAAGAAAGAATCAAAATATATAAAAGAGAGCAATTTAATTTCAAAATATATAAAATAAAGGTTTAGGTCAATGATTATAGAAAATGTCAAGCAGATCAAGATGGTAAATGGTGATGAAATTATATGCGAAATACTAGAAGAACTTGAAGATGATTTAGTTGTAAGATACTGCCTATTAGTTGATAAGTTTAGAGCTAAGAGTACTGAAGAATACACCACTACTTTATATGTGCTTAAGCCTTGGATGACATATGTTGAACAAAAAAATGAGGTAATTACTGTCAGTGCATATCATTGCATGGCTTTAGCTACCCCACATCCGGAGCTGATGAAACAATATGAAGTGGCTCTTTCCCGAATACTTGAAATGTCGCGAGAAGAAGAAAATGAAAAAGAAGACAAAAATAATGTCTTAGAGTTTGAAGCAGATAGCGGAGTTGAAAATGTTGTGACTTTATCATTTAATAATACACCAAAAAATAAGCTTCACTGAATACTACCCCCTGTTTAAAGAATACTCTTTATTATACCATGATTTTCATGGTATGTACACCGTTTATTTTTAAAACATTAAAGATAATATCTGTGTACAAATAACTAAAAATATAGTATAATTGTCAATATAAAGTGGAGACATGAGATATGGCCAAAAGTAAATCTAAAAATGTTCATTATGTAAACAATGCTGAATTTTCATTATCAGTTGTTGAATATGTTCGAACGGTTGCTGAAGCAAAAAAAAATAATAGCACACTACCAATTGTCCCAGATGATATTGCTATTTCATTTCTAAAAATAGCTGAAAATCTTTCACATAAATCAAATTTTATTCGATACACGTATCGTGAAGAAATGGTAATGGATGCAGTAGAAAATTGCCTAAAAGCTGTAGAAAATTATAATATTGATGCCAAAACTCGTTCAGGCAAACCAAATGCTTTTGCATATTTTACTCAAATTATTTGGTTCGCTTTTCTCCGAAGAATCACAAAGGAAAAGAAACAGCAAGAAATTAAAGAAAAATATATGCTTCAGTCTGGTGTAGAAGCATTTATTACGTCTTCTGGAGGCGAGGAATCCACTCAAGTAGCTACTCACTTTGTTGATACTTTAAAAGATAGAATCAATAAAGTTAAAGAGTACGATACGGAACTTAAGACTTATGCTAAGGCTAATAAGACACCAAAGAAAAGAGCTAGAAATGTTGACTCAGATTTACAGGACTTCTTAAAATGAGTCAGATTCAAGCAAGAATCAAACTTCATATGGATGCCATTCAAGACATTATGGAGTCTCCTGGACAGGATCATTTAATAGAAGGCAAAACTGATCTATTAAATCAAATGGCTAAAGTTAGTTTATTTGCTGCGCATATGAACGATGAAGACAAAGATTACTATCAAGCAGTACAATATACTCTTGAAGAAAAATCAGATTGGAATATTAAAAAATGAAAATAGCAGTCTTGAATGATACCCATTGTGGTATTAGAAATAGCTCGGACGTCTTTTTAAATAATGCAAATACCTTCTATGATAAAATATTCTTTCCATATTGTGAAGAACATAATATTAAACAAATAGTACACTTAGGCGATTACTATGATCATCGTAAGTTTGTTAACTTTAAAGCTCTTAATTCAAATAGGAAACATTTTCTTAATCGATTAAGAGATCTGGGTATTGCTATGGACATTATGCCAGGTAATCATGATACTTATTATAAAAATACAAATGATTTAAATTCATTAAAAGAATTACTTGGCCATTTTATGAACGAAATTCACATTGTAATGAAACCAACTGTAATGCAATATGGATCTTTGAAATTTGCAATGCTGCCATGGATTACTCCAGAAAATCATGATGAGTCTATGAACTTTATTAAAAACTGTAAAGCTGATTGGCTAGGCGGTCATTTAGAATTATCTGGTTTTAATTTGATGGCTGGTATTGTTAACCAACATGGCATGGATCATAATATTTTCAATCGATTTGAAAAAGTACTATCAGGTCATTTCCATACAAAATCACAACGAGACAACGTAATGTATCTTGGATCACAAATGGAATTCTTTTGGAATGACGCTCATGATAACAAATACTTTCATGTTATCGATACTGAAACACGCGAGATTGAGGCTGTTCGTAATCCATATACTTTATATGAACGTATTATATATGATGATAGTAATTACAATTATTTAGATATGAATCTTGATCATTTAGATCATAAGTTTGTCAAAATAGTCGTAAAAAATAAAAAAGATTTGTTTACATTTGATCGATTTGTTGATAGAATACAAAATAGGAAAATACACGAGCTAAAAATTGCTGAGAACTTTGACGAGTTTATCGGCGAAAACGTAGAAGATGAAAGCATTTCACTTGAAGATACTTCTACATTATTGGATAGCTATGTTGAATCTGTTGACACTGAACTAGATAAAGATCGGATAAAGGTTGATATGAGAAAACTTTTGACTGAAGCACAGGCACTTGAAATAGTATGATTATATTTAAAAACTTACGTTGGAAAAACTTCTTATCGACTGGTGATAAGTGGACAGAAATTAATTTAAATAAGATATCGTCAACGTTAATTGTCGGTCAGAATGGCTCTGGTAAATCGACTATGCTTGACGCCTTATCTTTTGCCTTATTTGGCAAGCCTCATCGTAACATTAATAAACCACAATTAGTTAATAGTATTAACAATCGTGATTGCATTGTAGAGGTAAATTTTACTATAGGAAAGTATGAATATAAGGTCATACGTGGGATCAAGCCACAAATCTTTGAGATCTGGAGGAATGATTCTTTATTAAATCAATCATCTCATGCAAAGGAATATCAAAAAATACTTGAGCAGAATCTTCTTAAATTAAATCATAAATCTTTTCATCAGATTGTTGTATTAGGAAGTAGCTCGTTTATTCCATTCATGCAACTACCGGCTCAACATCGTAGAGATGTAATTGAAGACCTGCTTGATATTAATATATTTTCAAAGATGAATATACTTATCAAAGAAAAAAATAGTATTGTAAAAGAAAAACTAAAAGATCTTAATTATAACTTGGACATCGTAAAAAATAAAATAGAGTCTCAAAAAAAATATATTAGAGATATAACTCAAATTAATACGGATGAGATCAATGATAAAAAAGAAAAAATTACAGAAGTACAAGAGATCATCAAAGACCTACAATTATCTAATTCCGAACTTTCATCTTTTATTCAAGAGTATGCCGAAAAATGTTCCACGGCGCTTAAAACAGCAAATGATAAAAAACAGATCGTTTTGTCAGATAAGGCTACAACATCATCTTCCATTAAAAACGTCGTCGTCGCTTCGAAATTTTACAAAGAGAATGACACATGTCCTACCTGTACGCAGGCTATCGAACCGAACTTTAAGCAGGGGAAGGTTGATAGTCTCAAAACCGAAGCAATCGAGCTTAAGCAAACGATGGATACATTACAGAAACAAGCCGAAGAGATAACAGAGAATTTAGATAAGTGGACAAAAGCACACGAAGAAATAAGAAAAAAACAATCTGATGTTCATTCTAATAATAAAAACATTGAAATATATCAAGATCAAATTAGCGAATATAATAATGATATTTCTAGACTAACATCTAGAGAAGGTGATCTTTCTACTGCTAATTCCGATTTACTTGATATGCGTACTCAGCACGATCAATACATGGAATCACGTTTTGAATTAAATGAACAATATTCCTATAATAGTGTTATGAGTGAAATGCTTAAAGATACTGGGATTAAGACAAAGGTCATCAAACAATATATTCCTGTTATCAACAAACTGGTTAATCAGTATCTTCAGGTTCTAGATTTCTTTGTTCATTTTAATCTAGATGAAAGCTTTCAAGAAACCATTAGATCACGTCATCGTGACGCCTTTTCATATGATTCGTTTTCTGAAGGTGAGAAACAGCGTATTGATCTGGCATTATTGTTTACTTGGAGAATGATTGCTAAGATGAAGAACTCAGTTGCTACTAATCTTTTGATTCTCGATGAAACATTTGACAGCTCACTTGATCATGATGGCGTAGATAACCTGATGAAAATATTACATACCTTAGATGATGATACAAACGTGTTTGTTATCTCTCATAAGGGAGAGATCCTTGATGGAAAATTCAAAGAAAAACTTGAATTCTATAAAGACAAAAACTTTAGCAAAGTAAAATAAATTGTGTACAATACTAATAAATCGTGATATAATATACTTAATTGAAACATGGAGAAATATATAATGGAACTGACTGAAAATACTCTGCAAATTCTTAAGAATTTTTCAGCAATTAATTCTAATATTGTTATTAAAGAGGGCCATACCCTTCAGACAATTGCTGAAGCTAAAAATCTTTTGGCTAAAGCCGAGGTAGTAGAAAACTTTCCGCAGGATTTTGGCATTTATGATTTAAGTGAATTTTTAGGTGTACTTAATTTAGTCGATTCACCTCAGCTAGAATTTCACGAAGAGTATGTAACAATTGCAGACTCAAGTGGCCGATCTAAAATTAAATATCGATTTGCTGATCCAGAAATGCTTACTACAGTATCTAAAGATGTAAAAATGCCAGCGCATGATATTAGCTTTAATTTAGATAATACTACGCTAGGTCGTATTAAAAGAGCTGCTTCAGCACTAGGTCATAATGAACTAGTTATTGAGCCTGATGGCGATGGATTAGCAAGTTTAACGGTTACTACTGTTGAAAACTCAACTGCAAATACGTATTCTATTACTGTACCAGTTGAGTCTAATCAGAGTATATATAAGCTTGTATTTAATATTTCTAATATTAAAGTTTTAGCCGGAGATTATAATGTCGAAATTTCGTCAAAACTAATTTCTAAATTTACTAACTCAGCAAATTCAATAAATTATTGGATTGCACTTGAAAAAACATCAACTTACGGAGAATAAAATAATATGGCCGACCATAAAAAAGCTTACGATCTAATGAACCAAGTGTCACGATCGTCTATTGCAATTATCGATACTATCACTCAACGTGGTGGTTTTCGAGGTGAAGAACTTTCAACGATTGGTCAATTGAGGGATCAATGTGCTCAAGCAGTACAAGTAGTTGAATCATTTAAACAAGAAGAAGCTGAAGAAGAAGAGTAAACACCTATAAGGATAGACTATATAATGAATCTTGATAATGAATTTCTGTGGGTCGAAAAATATCGCCCACAAACTATTGAACAAACTATCCTACCTTCTGAACTAAAATCAACATTTTTAGAAATTGTCAAGACCGGTGAACTCCCAAATATGTTATTTACGGGGTCTGCCGGTCTAGGCAAAACTACAGTTGCAAAAGCATTATGTAATTCTCTTGACTTAGATTACATTTTAGTGAATGGCTCTGAAGAAGGTAACATTGATACCCTTCGTGGTAAAATAAAACAATTTGCTTCATCATTATCTTTACAGGGCGGCTACAAAGTAGTCATCCTTGATGAAGCTGATTACTTAAACGCTCAATCAACTCAACCGGCTTTAAGGGCCTTTATTGAAGAGTTTTCTAACAATTGTCGGTTTATCTTAACCTGTAATTTCAAGAATCGTATTATTGAACCACTTCATTCTCGATGTGGTGTATATGAATTTAATACTTCAAAGAAAGATCTAAGCGAATTGGCTAAAGATTTTTTTAGGCATGCTCGTAATATTCTTGAACAAGAAAATATTACATATGATCCAAAAGATCTTGTTAATATAATTATGAAACATGCTCCAGATTGGAGGAGAGTTTTAAATGAACTTCAAAGACGATCAGTGGGTGGTAGTTTTAGTAGTAGTGGTTCTTCTAGTTCTACTAATAATGAAATTGATGCACTTATAAAATACATTAAAGAAAAAGATTTTAAACAAATGAGAAGCTGGGTTGTTAATAATATTGATACCGATGCCTCGGCTATTTTTCGCGGAATATATGACCGTATGAATAGTCATATGAAACCAGCCTCTGTACCACAGGTCGTTCTTATTCTTGCAGACTATCAATATAAACATGCTTTTGTTGCTGATCATGAATTAAATGTGGTAGCATGTATGACAGAGCTAATGGCTAATGTGGAGTTCCAATAATGGATAATGCAGTTGTATACGATTTTGAAACCTTATCACAAGATCCTGTCAAAGGTGTAGTTATTTCTTTCGCTATGCTTTCATTTGACGAATCTCGTTTTATTGATAAACCATATTCGTATGAAGAATTATTAAAGAATTGTCGTATGATTAAATTTCTGGTAGATGAACAAGTAAAGGAATATGGCAGGTCAGTTCAACAAAGCACCATTGATTGGTGGAAAGATCAACCAAAAGAGGCTCAGTACCAATTAAAACCATCTGAAGATGATGTATCTATTACTGAGCTATATGACTTCTTTGTAGAAAATAGGCCAGATGATCTTAAAAAAGTATATACCCGAGGTAATACATTTGATCCAGTTTTCTTTGACTTTTTAATGGCTGATACCGATCAAGTTACTCCATATCCATGGTGGATTGTTCGTGATACACGATCTCTTATAGACGGTATGGCCTGGGGATCCAGCTTAAATAATAAATTTATGCCGCCTTCTGTAGCTGATAAATTTATTCACCACGATCCTAAGCACGATATTGCCGTAGATGTTATGAGAATTCAAACAGTGGCACAATCTCTATGAGTCCCTTTGATTATTTAAATAGCATAAACACATCAAAGAAAGACATAATGTCTGATGATCTAGATGAAAAAGACTATGCTCCCTTTGTAATTAATAGAAGCCTGTCATATTTTAATGACACTGTTTTGATGGCAAATGAAATGAATTTAAATGCTCATCTGGATAATAGACTTCAATATGATTTTTATCGGCAAATCGTCAGACAGCGTAAACGATTTTCTAAATGGACAAAGGAAGATAAGTCAAAAGACATTGATGCTATTAAAGAATACTATGGATATTCAAAAGAAAAAGCTTACCAAGTGCTCTCACTTATTAATAAAGAGCATCTTGACAAAATTCATTCAGCAATTAATAAAGGCGGTAAAAGACGCTAAAAATTTAATTAGTATAAATATAGCTATCATGAGTACATTATCGTGAATAGAATATATTAGAAGTGAGTTGAAAAAATGAATGAAGAAGCTACTTTAGTAGACTGGTCTCCCGATTCAATGTTGGAGATTACTCTTAACGATCCAGATGATTTTCTAAAAGTTAGAGAAACTCTTACACGCATTGGCGTGGCATCCCGAAAAGAAAAGAAATTATTTCAATCTTGCCATATTTTACATAAGCAAGGTCGTTATTTTATTGTACATTTTAAAGAATTATTTTTACTTGATGGTAAAAAATCCACATTAGAAGAAAGCGATGTTGCTAGACGAAATACTATTGCAACATTAATTTCTGATTGGGGACTAATAACCATTGATAAACCTGATTGCGCTATACCGGCTGCTCCTTTAAGACAAATTAAAATAATTTCTTTTAAAGATAAAAATCAATGGGAATTATGTCCAAAGTATAATATTGGTCGAAAATAATTTTTTACCTATGTACTTTTGTAATTAAGACACTATATATACTATAGAGGCAATTCGTAGGAATTGTCCAAAGACGGAGGGATGCAGAATAATCTGGTCCCAGAACATTCTTGCTTGGAAGAGGAGAACACCAAAATGACAGGCATACAAACACTATTTCCGCGATCATCTTTTGTAGGATTCGATCATCTGTTTAATGAAATGGAACATACCGTTCGTCACGCAGCTGATCATTATCCACCCCATAATATTATTAGAGCATCTGAACACGAGTATCTTATTGAACTTGCAGTTGCTGGTTTTTCAAAAGATGAATTATCAATTGAAGTTAAAGATAGAACTTTAATGATAACAGGAGAACACGTAAGCAAAGGAAGAGACTTTATTCATCGTGGTATTAGTACCAAGAAGTTTAAACGTACTTTTCGATTGTCTGAACACGTTCAAGTAAACGGAGCAGATATTCAAGATGGCATACTTGCTGTAGAACTGAAGTATGAAATCCCAGAAGAAATGCGTCCTCGTAAAATCAATATTGGTCAAACGAGGAAAACAAATGACACAAGTAATATTAATAGCACACAACTACTCAACGAAAGCAATTGAGCTAATTATTGAATCACTATCTTCA